TTACACATCTTTCGTACTTTCCTTGTTTTTACTGTGGGATAGAGCTGGGACAGAAGTACCAAAAATCGAGCCAATTTGTCGAGCGTGTTCAGTCAGGTGATTTGGTGCCAGATGAGCATATCGGCGAACCATTTCGATAGACTCCCAGTCACCCATTTCCTGCAATACAGAAATCGGAACGCCAGCCTGAACAAGCCAACTTGCCCACGTGTGCCTCAGGTCATGAAAACGGAAGTCTTCAATGCCCGCTCGTTTTAATGCTGCCCTCCATGCAGTATTCGCGTCATAGCGCATCTTCCTCACTACAGGTGATTTAGTTCCATCTGGTTTGGTGCTGCTTTCCTTGTAGACGAACACCCATTTGTGATGATTGCCGATTTGCTTTTTCAGCACCCGGCAAGCAGTATCATTCAGCGCCACGCCAATGGCCTGATTAGACTTACTTTGTTCCGGGTGTATCCATGCCACCTTTCGTTGCATGTCTATCTGCTGCCACTCCAGGTTAATGATGTTCGACCGCTTTAAGCCCGTAGAAAGCGCAAACTCTACGACTGACTTTAGCGGTTCCGGGCATTCATCAATCAGCCTTTTTGCCTCGTGAGGCTCAAGTCAGCGAATACGCTTATTTTTCGACTGAGGAACTTTGATGATCGGAGCTTTATCCAGCATCTTCCATTCGCGTTCAGCAGCCCGGAGGAGTACCTTAATGAATGAAAGGTGAGTTGATTTTATGGCTACCGCTGCTGACTTAGGTTTGTATACCGGAGGCTGCTTTCCTCGATACTGCGGGTGCCAGGTACCCGCTTATTTAATTAATTGCAGCTGAATGTAATGTTTTTATCGTAAACAAAAATCTTTTTATCACCGACATCAATAATTTTTGATGGCTTGCCGACCTCTTTAATAGTTATATTTCTCATGACGTCATCATCTGTAATTACAAAATTGCCTCCGCGCTCATACCAATAGTTTTTTGATAACCATTTATTGCATGCAAGTATATTTAAGCCTCTGTTTACATCAATCGGAGCAATTGATATGTCTCTATCTATACTTGCTGAAGAAGCAAACCAGAAGGAAGCATACCCGTTTGTAAGGTTATTCTGCCTTACAGTGTTTTTTATCTGATTTATAATATCGTTAGAAGTATCTTTTTTCTTGAATATAAATAGAGCAAAGGAGAACAGATGTTGTAACCAACCCGAAGACGATGAATTTCCACCCTTTGGAGGTGTTGGATCTACCAATAACAACAGGTGCAAGTATAAAGAATGGAACTATATATCTTATAGTCCATTCATCTATGGGGCGGTTACTGGCAAGGTATGCTGGGATCATTATGAGACAAGCTATACAAATAGCCATATTGATCATAGATGTTTTGAATATTTCTTTTACTGACATTGCAAAGATTATAAGAAGCGAAATCATTACAACAAAACAAAAAACAGAAATAATCGCAGTAATATCAGATGGTGGTTTGCCAAAGAAGAAAGCGCCACTGTATAGAAGAAATCCTTTTATGAAGAAATAGAAGTTCTTCAGGATATCATCAAATGCAACAAATGTTGGATCAGGAACGCCTGGCAAAATGTACCAGTTATGAGTGCTTGTGTACATGACCATAAATTTTGATGCAACATATGCAAATATAGTTGCAACAAATATGATCAGGTTTTGGGCTTTTGTCTTTTACCATAAAATCACTGATGATATTGCTACCGGTGCAATAATAAGTAACTTTATGATATCATCACTGAAACAAGCCAGAGCTAACACTAAAATATAAAGAGATATAGAAATTAACGATTTTGTTTTGGAATAATTATCCAACATTATGAAGCAAAACAACATGGCAACATATGTGCCGACATGTATCACGGGGATTAATATGTTTAAGGCTGCAAACCCGGAAGGTAGCGCGACACAAAATGAAATGGCCCACACCGATGAAAGTCTTTCTTTTGAAAGATAAAATGTCATCAATGTAACCATTGAATACATAATAGCAGGTATGCAGTATGCTTGATACTGCCCGTACCAGAATATCTTTGAAGCAAGTCCGTACCATATTATATCTGTAAAATAGAATGACACTGTAGAGATACCATCCACTAAGCGTCCAATTTCCGTCCGCAATGTCCTTTCCCTCAAGAAGTCCAGAAACGGCATCCGAACTTGGCAAAATCTGCCTTGAAATTGAAGCGTAGAAGAAAGCCAAAATTATAAAACAAATGGCATATATGGCTATTTTCTTTATATTTAAAGTCATTTTTACTTATCCTTTAGTATGTATCTTGGGCGTTGCTTAACTTCAACGTAAATACGACCAATGTACTCCCCAAGGACACCTATACCAATTAATTGAACGCCACCAAGAAACAATATTGATACAAGTAAAGAAGGGTATCCAGGAACATTATTTCCAAAAACTAATTTATCAATAATCATCCATGCACCGTAAAGGAATGACATACCTGCAATAAACAATCCAATGTAAGTCCACATGCGGAGAGGGAAGGTTGAGAAGCTGGTAATCCCTTCGAGTGCCAGATTCCATAATTTCCAGCCATTGAATTTTGAATCGCCGGCAATACGCTCAGCGCGGGCGTATTCAACTACATCAGTCTTGCCGCCCACCCATGACAGAACGCCTTTCATAAACAGATTACGTTCTGGCATCTGTTTAATATTTTCGACAACCTCACGGCTCATTAACCGGAAATCACCGACGTTCTCTTCAATTTTCGGATTGCTGATTTTGTTGTGCAGCTTATAAAACCACTCAGCCGTTTTGCGTTTCAGTCGTCCGTCCGTTGAACGGTCTGAACGTTTTGCCAGCACCATATCTGCGCCAGCCTGCCATTTTTCGATGAGGTGCGGAATGACTTCGACAGGGTCCTGCAGATCGACATCGATCGGAATTACAGCATCCCCCGTGGCGTGGTCAAGCCCTGCGGACAATGCAGGCTCTTTGCCAAAATTACGGGTGAATGACAGGGGGACGACAAGCGAATCTGACTGTGCCAGAGCGTTAATTAACGATTCAGTGGCGTCTCTGCTTCCGTCGTTGATGAAAACAATCTCAACTTCATACGGTTTTAGCTCTTCAAACTCACGTACCGTTTTATAGAAAATAGGTATCGTGGCTTCTTCATTGAAGACTGGAACGACCAGAGATATCTTCATTTCGCATCCCTAAAGACAATGAACTTTGAATAAATGAATCCGCATATCAGGCTGATAGCTGAAAAGGTGATAAGAGTAAGGAGTGGCGGCAGGGAGCATTTGTCAGCCATCCAGCCAACAACAGCGCTCAGTGTTCCCATAAATCCCACGTACATCATGTAGCGAAGCGTGGTGGTGCTGGCGTTAAAGGTGAAGCGCGCATTGGCATAGAAGCTGAACGATACGGCGACAACAAAACCGGAAAAATTCGCCAGCGCCTGATGCGTATGCATCCCATACACACAAAAAGCAAATACGCCCCAATGAATGAGCGTGTTAAGAACACCGATCGATGTGTACTTAGCGAATAACTTCAACATTATGAAAATCAGCGGATTCGGAAAGGTCTGGAGTGTAGCACTACAAATTGCTTTGATCGATATAAACGATCAATAATGCAATCTTTGATAGTTTAAACTTATTGTTATATTATTAATTGATCGTTGTTACCGATCAATTGGTGTTGCTGATTGCTAAGTGGTTTGGGATAAAAACGGGCCATGTAAAGCTTTGCTTCGGTTTGCAAGGCTTTGCGTGTTTTTCGAAGATGGGACGTGTGAGCGCAGGTATGACGCGGTATATTGTTGACTTAAAAAGTAGTTCTTATAATTCGTAATGCGAAGGTCGTAGGTTCGACTCCTATTATCGCACCATTTTTTCCTCCAGTATCATCCCCAACTTTCCATTTTTTCTTGTTTTTCTTGTGGTTGACCGTTCTGTTTGTCCAGTGTTATCCACTTTTTACCGTTGCAATCCAAATTTAAAACGGGTACATAGACGGGTATCTGAGTTTGAGGCGGGTACCTATGAAACTAAATGCGCGACAGGTCGAGACGGCAAAGCCAGGCGAGAAAGACTACAAACTGCCAGACGGTAACGGGCTTATTCTGCTGGTGAAAACCAGTGGAGCGAAATACTGGCGATATCGCTATACCTTCGCCGGTAGAGAAAAGATGCTGGCGCTCGGTGTATACCCGGCTGTTTCACTGGCCGCGGCTCGCGAAAAGCGAGATGAAGCCCGGCGAAATGTTGCAGCTGGTGTGGATCCGGTAAAGGTCAAAAGCCACGTTGCAGCTGCCGCAGCAAACTCTATTACCTTTAAAGATATTGCCATCGAGTGGCATGAGTTTAAGAAGCCGCGCTGGTCGCCTGGCGATGCCTCTGACATTCTCGAAGCATTCAATAAGGATATTTTTCCGGCGGTTGGTAAGTTACCGGTTGCTGAGATTGAGCCCGTCCAGATGCTGACGGCGCTGCGTAAAATTGAGAATCGCGGCGCAACTGAGAAAGCAGCTAAAACGCGCCGATGGTGCGGCGAGGTATTCAGTTATGCTGTTGCGACCGGGCGCGCGAAGTACAACCCCGTCAGCGAACTGAATAGCGCAATGACCGGCCATAAAGGTGAATCCTTCCCGTTCCTGACAGCGGAAGAGCTACCCGATTTTCTGGCGGCGCTTGAGGGTTACAAGGGGAGTCCGCTTCCCCGGCTGGGTTTACAGATCATGATGCTGGCGGGGCTGCGTACCTACGAACTGCGGCACTCAAAATGGGAATGGGTAGATTTCGATAATCGGCTATGGGAGATACCCGCCGAATTTATGAAGATGGATCGCCCGCACCTGGTACCGCTCTCCGATCAGCTTGTTGTCTTGCTGAAAGAGTTGCACGGTCTTACAGGTCGATTCGTGAATATGTTCCCCGGCAGGAATGACCCGTCAAAGGTCATGAGCGAGAACACAATAAACAGGATGATCCACACGCTGGGGTATAAGGGAAGGGTTGTAGGGCATGGCTTCCGGCATACGTTTAGCACCATACTGAACGATAGAGGATTCAACTCTGACTGGGTTGAACTCCAAATCGCTCATGTGGACAAGAATAATATTCGCGGGGTTTATAACCATGCCCTCTATATGGAAGGGCGTCGGGGAATGATGCAATGGTATGCGGATTTTATTGATCAACTGAGGTTGATTTAAATGAATAAATATAGTTTTGCAATTTCTATATTTGCGTTATTAGTATCGGCGCTTAGTTTATTCAATGCTTGGCGAGCTAACAAAAAGGCGGAGTTCAGGTCTATTAACTTATTAAGACTTGAAGTCTTAAGTACTTATCACGAATTAGAGAGCCGATTACTTACCATAAAGCTAAGGGCTGAATCTTTAATTTCGGGAAACTCGGAATTTTATAAGGAAAATTCTAAAATCGATTTAGAGTTCAAGCAAGAAGCTGAAACATTAGGTGGTTTGGCCTCAAAACTGTTGGATGAATACCGAAAGACACTTTGTATTGATAAAAATTCCGTAGAAAAACTTCCTGAAAAGGAACTTATCGTAATGCAACGAAAGCTTATTTCATGCAAACACTTTTTACTCCTTGAAAGTGAAAGCATCGTGAAAGCAATTGAAAAATTATCTGACAAAGTTCAACGGATAAAAAAATAATAGGAATTATAAAAACTGCTTTTTCCACTCTTCAACCTCGCCGCGTACCCAGCGGGAGGTCCGGCTCCCGAGCTTCTTGGGCTTCGGAAACTCGTTATTACTGATGCGCTCATAAATGCTGGATTTTTTCAGGCCAACAGAGCGCTCAACCTCTTTGATGTTAATCAGGTCAGTATCAGAGATAACCGGTGTCATGCTATACCTCTCTTTTTCATGGCATCGAGCAGGATGTCCTGCACTGTTCGTTTTGAGTTACGTCGCTCCATCACCATTTCGTCCATAGTGTCGGCGGTGATAATGTGGTGAATGAACACTGGGCGGTTGTGTCCGGCCTGAATCTGCCGGGTTGGCCCGATGCGTTCGATAATTTGCTGGTACTGCTCCAGATCCCACCAGTGCGAGAAAAACACCAGTATGTTGCCGCCATCCTGCATATTCAGGCCGTGGCCTGCGCTTGCCGGGTGCGCGAACAGGACCGGTATCTTTCCGGCGTTCCAGTCGCGAAGGGTCTGTGGACCCTGGTCGAGGTGGCGGCCGCGAGGGAATGCTTTAAGCAAACGTTCAAGGTCGTGTTTCCAGTGGTAGGCCACCAGCACCGGCGCACCAGCTGCTTCCGTCAGTATGCTGTCCAGCGCCTGCAGCTTCGCGTCATGCAGTTCTGACCAGCTTCCGGCGTCGTCGGTATATACCGCACCGCTGGCAATTTGCAGACACTTCACGGTCTTTGCCGCGGCGTTTGGCGCTTCGATGCCCTCGCCGTTTAGCTCAAGGAACATTTCCTTTTCCATTTCGCGATACTGCTGGCGTGCCTTCGGCGGCATATCCACGCGGATCACGTTATGGATGGGATCTTTGATATCGAACCAGTCGGCGGCATCAAGGGAGATAGTCACGTCGGCCAGTGCGCGCTGTATTTCGTCCTGCGAGTGTGCGAACGGCTCCAGCTTCGTCCAGCTCTGCCCCGGAAACTGAATTGAGTTGAACCAGCGGGAGGTGAACGCACCGTAAGTGCGTCCGAGGCGCTGCCCCTGATCCACAAACCACGCTTGCCCCCACAAATCCACCAGGCCGTTAGGCGCTGGCGTACCGGTGAGGTTCATCCAGCGCCGGACGTGCTTATGCGCGACTTTGCCCAGTGCCGCCGCGCGCTTACCACCGCCACGCAACCGGAAAGACTTAAGCCTGGTACTCTCATCAGAAATGACGGTACCGAACGGCCAGCGGCCGCCCAGCTCTTCCACCAGCCAGACCAGATTGTCATAGTTGATGGTAAAAACGCTGGCGTTGCTGTTCGCCAGCGCTGCAGCGCGTGCCTTAGCATTACCGAGAATCGGCTGAACCTCTATATTCCGTAGATGCCCCCACTTCACTGCTTCATCCGGCCATGTGCTGGCAGCCACGCGTAACGGCGCGAGAACCAGCGCGGGCTGTGTCTCCGCACCCGCCATGAAGAGATCTTCCAGCGTGGTGAGCGTCGCCACGGTTTTACCCATGCCCATGCCGGCCCAGATGTTGCAGCGCAGGATGTCGATTTCGTGGTTGATGATAAGATCTTGGTAGAGACGAGGTTTAAAAGTTATCATGAAGAAAATCCCTGATTAGAAAGGTGCTCCCGAACATCATGAATGTAAAAGATTTATCAATTACAACAGTTCTCTTGGCCGCCCTTTATTTTATGGCCTTTTCTTTTTACAAAGGGTACAGCTCATTTTATGGGTTCCCTGTTAGTTTTATTTCTATTGGTATCGGGGAAATAGTTAAATTTTCTGTTATTGCATTAGGGCTTTTGTGCACATTAGTTGCTTTGCTGCATATCGATACCGAAGAGAAAAATATTCCATGGTGGGTGTATTTATTTTTCTTCATTTTGGCCTCTTTACTTTCATACTGGACAATGTATTTATATGGTGGTAGTTCATATCTTTATGAAAAAGCCACAAGGGATGTGGCTACTCAGGCAGTACTATTAGGATTTTTTAGCCTTGTCAGTGTCAGGGCAGTATCTGTTTTTATTAGAAATGAATTTAGAATAAAAAACAAAACTCACGGAGTTATGCTATTTATATCCATAGCAATGCTTCCTTCAGTCCTTGGATGGGCGTGGGCGTATTTATCTGATGAGCCACTTTTTTATTCTAAAAAATATGATGCATATATTATCGAAAGTTATAACGGAAAATTTGTTTTGGGGAACTGTAAAAAAAATATTGCCGAATTTATGAGTGTTGAAGGAATCGAGGGGAAACTAACCCCTGTAAGCACTAAAGAAACACAACAACTAAAAGTATGTTTTTTGAAAGCAGCTAAGCTCAAGAGAAACCACTCAGAACGATAGTCTCACAATATCCCCTCCAGATTTTTGCTATCCAGCACCACCACGGTAAAGCCCAGCGCGCGAAGCCGTTCATGTTCGCGCCCCTGGTCGGCGCGCGGGGCTTTACCGGGTGCTTTGCATTCAACGAAAACGAGACGACCGCCAGGTAACAGAACAATGCGATCCGGAACCGAACGGCGACCAGGCGACACGAACTTAAAGGCAACCCCGCCAGCCTTTTTCACTTCAGCGACGAGGTGCTTTTCGATAATGCTTTCACGTTCGTAGGTCATCAATCACCGCTCCACCAGCAGCTTCGATTGCTGCGATCACTTCATCTTTGGCATAACAATCAACAACCCCAGCCCAAAGCCGTGTAGTTGGCAGAACGATGGTTAAGGGGGCTCCTGCCTGTTTTCTCTCGTGCTTTAACTCCAGGGCCAGCAGTTGTTCTAATGACGTTTTTGGCGCTGTTATGATCTCGTCTATTACATCATCAGTGAGATTTTTATCTCGCATCGTCCACCTCTTTACGCTTGCTACGGATGTTTTGCATGATGCAGAAGTCAGCTCGGTTGTCCGTGCAGGATACGCCGCTAAGCGAGCGCATGTTACAGGGGCTGAGCTTTACGGCAAACCTGAAATACGCGCCCGCATCAACGAGCTAAAGCAGGAGCGTATCGACCAGTTGGGCATCGACGCGAATTATGTGCTGATGCGGCTGGTGGAGATCGACAAGCTCGATGTGGCCGATATTCTCGAAGACGATTTGAGCGTTAAGCCACTCTCTGAGTGGCCGGAATCGTGGCGTCGGTACCTTAGCGGATTCAACCTGGCCGAAATGTTCGAGGGGCGCGGGGATGACCGCGCAATGGTGGGTATTCTTAAAAAGATTAAGTGGCCCGACAAGGTTAAAAACCTTGAGTTGTTGGGGCGCCATGTCGCTATTCAGGCGTTTAAAGACAACGTGAAAAATGAACTAACTGGCCCGGATGGTACGCCAATCCGAACCGAGGTTACCAATTTAACGCCTGAGCAAGCTGCGGAGGCGTATCAAAAGATGATGGGTTAGCTATGCTTTTACCGTTCCCCTTTGACTTCAAAAATCCTGATTACCAGATGGTTTTTGAATGGCGAATGGAGCGTTTGCTGCGTATTCGCCAGCATCCTGAGATGCTGCCCGCGTTGAAGCAGTTTTATCGTACTAACCCGGCTCAGTTCATCATCGACTGGGGCATGACGACGGATCCGCGTAATATCGATTATGGCCTGCCAGTCACCATCCCTTTTCTGCTATTCCCGAAACAGGAAGAGTGGATTCACTGGATTATGGAACGCTGGGGCAAGCGGGAGAACGGTATCACCGAAAAATCCCGTGAAATGGGGCTGAGCTGGACGGCGATCGGGATGGCCTGTTCGCTTTGCCTGTTTAACAAAGAGATGGTCATCGGCTTCGGTTCCCGTAAAGAGGAATATGTCGACAGTACTGGTGACCCTAAGGCGCTGTTCTGGAAGGCGCGCAAGTTTGTAGAGACGTTGCCCGTCGAGTTTCGTGGGTCGTGGAATGAGAAGAAGCATGCACCGTACATGCGTGTTGAATTTCCTGAGACAGGCGCGGTCATCAAGGGCGAAGCTGGTGACAATATTGGACGTGGTGACCGAACCACACTCTATCTGGTGGATGAGGCTGCATTTCTGCAACGCCCGCTACTGATTGATGCGGCGTTATCGCAAACCACCCGTTGCCGTATTGACCTGAGTTCGGTCAACGGCATGGCGAACCCTTTTGCGCAGAAACGACACGGCGGAAAGATACCGGTATTCACATTCCACTGGAGCAGCGACCCCCGTAAGGATGATGAATGGTATCGCAGGGAATGTGAGAAAATCGACAATCCGGTGGTAGTGGCGCAGGAGCTTGACCTGAACTACAGCGCATCAGCGGAAGGTGTCCTGATCCCCTCAGACTGGGTACAGGCTGCTGTTGATGCACATATCAGGCTGGGCATCCAGCCAACTGGCAAACGACTGGGGGCGATGGACGTCGCCGACGAAGGTCGGGACAAAAACGCCTTTTCAACCCGTCACGGTTTCCTTCTGGAGAATGTGCGGGAATGGTCCGGTGTGGGCAGCGACATTTACCAGTCTGTTGAGAAGGTCTTCGGCTTTTGTGAACAGGATAATCTCGAAGAGTTTCGCTTCGACGAGGACGGTCTGGGGGCTGGCGTTCGCGGCGATGCGCGTGCCATTAACGAGTTACGCAAAGCCGCCCGCAGGCCGCCAATACTTGCCACACCGTTTCGCGGTAGCGGCGCGGTATTCGATCCTGATGACGAAGCCGTACGGGGCGACAATGGGCAGGCCGCACGCCTGAACAAGGATTTCTTCGCCAACGCCAAGGCACAGAGCTGGTGGTACTTACGCAAGCTCTTCCGGAATACCTACCGCGCCGTTGTTGAGGGTATGGCCTATAACCCGGACGAAATTATCTCCATCAGCAGCACGATGGAGAGCAAAGACAAACTCATCATCGAGCTTTCGCAGCCAACCTACTCCATTAACGGCGTGGGGAAAATCGTTGTGGATAAACAGCCTGACGGCACCAGGTCGCCGAACCTCGCCGACTCGGTGATGATCAGCTACGCGCCAATGAATTCAGCCCTCAACATCTGGGAGCTGCTAGGGAGACAGGCCTGATGGCACGAAACAAACAAGTCTCGCGACGAACGGTGCAGGCCACGGCCGACGGCTACGAGAACTTTGTCGCCCGCGTGGGGATGCAGACGCCTAACCAGCACTCCGCATCGACCTACCGGGCGAACTTCACCAGCCGCAACCGTATGCTGGTGGAATGGTCCTATCGCTCATCCTGGCTCATCGGTGAAGCGGTAGATGCTATCCCCGACGACATGACCCGCAAAGGCATTCGCATCACTTCTGAGATTGACGCAAAAGACCGTGGCACTCTCGAAGCGCAACTGGATCAGTTGCAAATCTGGGATGCGCTGAACGACGTACTGAAATGGTCTCGTCTCTACGGCGGCGCGGTGGGCTTCATCATGATAGAAGGTCAGGCGCCCATGACCCCGCTACGGCTCGAAACCATTGGTGAAGGCAAGTTTAAGGGGATTCTTCCGCTTGACCGCTGGATGATTAACCCGGTACTGACCCGTCGCATTAAAGAAATGGGGCCGAATCTCGGCAAGCCTGAGCTTTATGATGTGGTGACCACCGCAACGGGCATCCCCGCCTGGCGTATTCACCACAGTCGCCTGATTCGCTTCGATGGGGTGACGCTGCCATTCCAGCAGAAGATGACCGAGAACGAATGGGGAATGTCGGTTGTAGAGCGTATCTGGGATCGGCTTACTGCGTTTGACAGCGCCACTGTCGGTGCGGCGCAGCTGGTCTACAAAGCGCATCTGCGGACCTACAAAGTGGAAAAACTCCGTGAGCTTATTGCACTGGGCGGCCCGGCATTCGAGGCGTTGCTGAAAAACATTGATCTGATCCGCCAGTTTCAGAGCAATGAAGGCATGACGCTAATGGATGCCAAGGATACCTTCGAAACCCACCAGTACAGTTTCAGCGGTCTGGATGACATTCTTTCGCAATTCGCCGAGCAGATTAGCGGTGCTGTTGGCATTCCACTGGTGCGCCTGTTCGGGCAGTCCCCTAAAGGTTTCTCAACGGGTGACGCAGACCTTGCCAACTATTATGACCGGGTCAGTTCATTGCAGGAACGTCGCTTACGCCTGCCAGTACGCCGGGTGCTGGACATTATGCATCGCTCGGAGCTCGGTAAGCCGCTGCCGGACGATTTCACGTTTGAGTTTAACCCGCTACCCTGACGAGCTATTTCCAGCAGATTTATGGTAGTGACGCTTATCTGGAGCCGGACAGCAAAGACGGCCAGATGGTGGCGCTGGTGGCGCTTGCTATTCACGATGCCAATAACACAGCCATTTCCGTCTATAACTGCTTCTCACCTGCTACGGGTTACGGCGCAGCGCTGACCAGTAACGTAAAAATTAACGGTATCGCACGCAAAGGTGCAACGAACTCTACCGTGGATTTACTGCTCACTGGCACCGCAGGAACAACCATTACGAACGGCACCGTGAAAGACACCAATAACGTGATCTGGCGTCTTCCGGATTCAGTGGTGATTGGTGTTGATGGCACCGTGACGGCAACTGCAATCTGTTCCAAAAGCGGAGCGGTTGCAGCTCCTGCCGGGACGATTACCACTATCAATACACCGACCCGTGGCTGGACGTCGGTAACCAACCCGGCAGCGGCCACCGTTGGCGCACCTGCAGAAACGGACGCAGAACTGCGCATCAGGCAGGGGCAGAGTGTCGCGATACCATCCATCACACCATTTGAAGGTGTGGACGGGGCGATCGCTAATATTGCTGGTGTGACGCGCCACAAGCTCTATGAAAATGATACAGGAAAGACTGACGGTAACGGGCTTCCTCCGCATTCCATCTCGGCCATTGTTGATGGTGGCGATGTGACCGAAATAGCCAGGACCATCCGGGGAAATAAAGGGCAGGGGGTCCGGACCTGGGGAAAAACATCCGTAACCGTACCGGATAAATATGGCAATCCTCACATAATCAGTTTTTCGCGACCAACTGATGTCCCTGTTTACGGAAAAATCACCTTAACAGTTTTTGCCGGGTACACCTCTCAGATAGGTGTGCAGATTCAGCAGGCTGTTGCGGATTACATTAACAGACTGATGATTGGTGATCAGGTACTGCTGAGCCGGATTTATTCTCCTGCTAACCTTGGGGTCGTCAGTGGTGGAAATGCACGCTATTACGATATTCAGGAGCTACTGATCGGCAAATCTCCGGAAGCTGTTGCTGCGGCGAATATTAATATTGCTTACGACGAATCTGCCTCCTGTAAGCCGGAAAATATTATTATTACGGTGGCAGCATGAGCAAATATACGGACTTAATTACTAACTATCATGCGACAAAACCTAAATTCGTTGAACACATCGATTTAGTGACCAGGCCGTTATCTGAAACCTCAGCCGCAATAAATGGGCTAATAAACGCTTTTGATATTGATCATGCGACAGGAATACAACTCGATATTCTCGGCCAGTGGATAGGGTTAAGCCGGGTTGTAAGCCAGCCAATAAGCGGTGTATATTTCAGCTGGGACACTGACGGACTCGGATATGACCAGGGCGTCTGGCAGGGGCCATATGATCCGGATTCGGGTTATACCTCGCTGAGCGATGAAACCTATCGCATCGTTCTAAAAACAAAGATAGCAATTAACAACTGGGACGGAAGAAACGACTCTCTGCCTCCCATTCTTGACGCTGCACTGGACGGGTCCGGTCTGAAGATGCAGATCGTCGATAACCAGGATATGACCATAGGTATCTGGGTTTTTCCTGAAACAGATATTTCATCGGTCTCTCTCGAACTTATTGCTGCGATACGACAAGGGTATCTGACGGTAAAGGCCGCTGGTGTATGGGGCGGAAGTATTGAAATTCCTTCGGTGGAAACGCCTTCTGAAGGAAACAGGTTTTTTGGGTTTGATATGGATAACGAATATATCAGCGGGTTTGATGCCGGTTCATGGGGGACATTACTCTGATGGCTAAAAATGATTTTAAACCGTTTGCGACGGGCAAGGGTGCTAATGTTACATCGCAGCCTGACTGGGAGGCGCTGCCGGCGCTCCTGTCTGGTTTTACTGCGGGCAAGGCATCAAGTGCACAGGTAAATAAAGCGCTGCGTCAGGCGAGCTTCATCGCTGCAGCACTGGCACAGTACACAGCCAGCAAGAGCGGGCAGGATGTACTCGATGATGGTGACCTGAGCGGCTTTATCGCCAAAATGTCCGCTGCGTTCGGTAAGGATTTTCAGACTCTTGATGCCACGCTGACGGCGCTCGCTGGTCTGGCTACCGGTGCAGATAAACTCCCGTATTTCACGGGGAATGATACCGCCGGACAGACTGATCTTACTTCTGTTGGGCGCGACATCATCGGAAAAACCAGCGTTGCGGATATTCTCACATACCTCGGTTTAGGAGAAACGATAAATCTGGCAAAAAATGCCCTTCCGGCGACGCGCAGGGTTAACAACAAACCGCTGTCCGGTGATATCAACCTGTGGGCGTCAGATGTGAAGGCTATTTCCGCCGATGCTGTTGGAGAAATTACCGATAACGGCACGATGGCATCAGCTAATATACCTGGATGGTGGCGGGTGTCAGTGTCCAACTCTGACTCAGTCGCTGATTTTCCCACCTATCCGGATGGCAGCAAGCTGTACAGTTATGGGTATATGTTTGTTGAGAAAATCGGGGAAGTCTGGTTTCAGCACTATTACGCGCATATGGGCGCGAACGCAAAGCGCCAAGACTGGGGAACTGAACCGAATACCAGCCGTCCGTGGATTATTGACTACAATACCGCGAACAAACCTTCAGCCGGTGATGTGGGGGCATTGCCGATTACCGGGGGACGGCTTAACGGTTCGTTAGGTATTGGTACTGATAATGCGCTGGGCGGTAATTCTATTGTGCTCGGTGATAACGATACCGGGATTAAGTGGCACAGTGACGGCGTTTTAGGCCTTTATGCCAATAATGCCCTGGTCGGTTATATCGACAACTCCGGGCTGCACATGTCAGTTGATGTTCTCACTAATGGTATCTTACGTGCCGGCAACGGAAAAACACTGACGTTATCGAGTGGTAACAACTCCGCGATGAACGCCGGTTTCAGTCTGTGGGGAAATGGCACAGACCGCCCAACGGTCATTGAACTGAGTGACGATCAGGGCTGGCATTTCTACAGCCAGAGACGACAAGACGGCGGTATCGAACTGAGTGTAAACGGCAATATTTACCCTGCTAATTACAGCAATTTTGACGCCCGTTATTTAACATCAGGAAACGTATATACAAAAGGCGAATCAGATAATCGTTATGTCCAGAATATCCAGCGCGGTGCTCCTGTATGGCCTGGCAAAGTAGATGAATATGGACCAGCAGAAGCGCCTGCTGGTTGCTTTTTAACACAGGCCAGACATGACCCAACAACAGCATACGGTGTGACATTTGCGTATAGACCGCTACAAATGTGGGTGGGTAATGGCTGGCGTACAATTAATGGATAATTTAGGTGAATATAATGGAATTAAAAAACGTAACCAGATACATTCCTGACGACCAGGACTACGATAATAACTTTCTGTATTTTCGTAGTGAAGATGGTCAGGACTTTTACGAATCACTGAGTAAATTCACCAAAAAATATAAGCTGTGCATTGACTCCGAAAATATAATACGTTCTGTAGCCGAAGATGTATCGCGCCTTTATCCGGCAGGTTTTTCGGTTGTTGAGGTCAATAAACTACCAGCCGGATTTAATATCTATGGCGACTGGAAATATTCGAACGGCACTGTTCTGGCTGTTCCCGTTGACTATCAGGCTAAGGCCGAAACCACCCGGCAGAAACTACTGGATGGAGCTAACAGCATCATTGCCGACTGGCGAACGGAACTGGCGCTGGGTGAAATCAGTGACGACGATAAGGCCACCCTGACTAAATGGATGTCGTATATCAAGGGACTTAAATCACTGGATTTAACAGGAATTTCAGACGAGGCCACCTTTAATAAAATACAGTGGCCTGCATTACCACAGTAACGACTACTACTGACTTGCTAGTTTTTAGGTGTTAATTCGGCTCAGGTATCTGTACGAAGTCACTAAGATATAAGTAAATTTTCTTTAGAAAAGAAAATTTATTGTACTTATTATTTACTTTTAAAGTAAATATATACTTAACAATCAAGAGATATTCAAGGAAAACTTTCTTTTCTGCTTTATCCTGATAAAAGGATTGCGATAAAAGTTAAGGATGAAGCATAGCTATCAATTATGTGGGTGATTTTATGAATAAACTTAACAGTGTATTGTTAGCGCTGGTTTTTGCTATATCGGCCATAGCATTTTCTTCATCTGCAATGGCCACTGAAAGCGGTAATAAAGGATTTCCTGGCCTTTCGTTTCCGTGGTGTAAAATCTGGCCGGCAGATATAGAAATCCCAGAACTACCATGGGGTAAAATATGCTGGTAAACGAAATAACTTTTATTAACCAAAGGGATTAATTGCCGCGTAAACAAGTAATTTTGTGGTATATGGATAATTCAAGTAACGACTACTGGCTGGTTTATCCGGCCAGTCATATTGCTGTATTTGACGCTGAAACCCAGACGTGGAGTCTGAAAGAAGACCATCGTGGCGAGACGGTTTACGATACAACAACTGGTAATCAGGTTTATATCTCCGAACTCGGCCCGTTGCCCGAAAACGTCACATCAGTTTCACCAGACGGTGAATACCAGAAATGGGATGGTAAGGCGTGGGTGAAGGATGAAGCGGCTGAAAAAGCAGTGCAGCTTCGTCAGGCGGAAGAGACCAAAAGCAGGCTCCTGCAAATGGCATCTGAAAAAATCGCGCCGCTTCAGGATGCGGTTGATCTTGGACTCGCAACAGATGATGAGAAAGCGCAGCTCGACGAATGGAAAAAATACAGGGTGCTGGTAAACCGGGTGGATACCTTAAATCCTGACTGGCCGGAGAAACCATCTCAGTTATAAAAATATAGCTATGTAGTAGAGATTGCTGCTATATAACATATAGCAGCAATGGCGATCAGCATACCATCAATTAACTTATCTTATTGTGAGCAGGCATATATGATGGAACCTGCTCTTTTTTATGCTG